ATCATTACTTATTTTACTGTCGGTAATACGAGCATAGATTTGTGTGGTTTTAATATTGGTATGCCCAAGCATCTTACTTACAGTCTCAATTGGGACACCTTTTGCCAAAGTAATCGTGGTGGCAAAACTATGTACCTCAAAAGCAATAACTGGATAAACGATGTAACCTGCTGAACAACTGTAGTAATACACACAAAAATGCTTTGTATTGCTACATGCTAAAAAAGCAGATGATAGCGAAGTTAAGCAAGAGTTCCGTTACTTATCCATTACCCTTTTTGGTTTGGATAAAGGAAAAGAAGAACAGCTTATCCGCTGACAAGACAGCTACTTTCTCCACCAAAAATCAAATATTTTCGAGCTTCGGGAATAAAAGTAGAAAATGTTGTCAAAAGTTGATTGTTATGCACTGAACTACTGTATTTTGCACGCCGTCAAATAACTCTATAATTAGTAGTTTTAAATCACTAAAAAAAAGAGTTATGAAACATGCATTAAAGGTTCTGTTCTACCTCAAAAAGAACGAAGCAAAAGAAGATGGAATGTGTCCGGTAATGGGACGAATCACTGTGGGCAAAACGATGGTGCAGTTCAGTGCCAAGATGAATGTACTCGTATCACTGTGGGATACTCCTTCAGGACGAGCAAATGGTAAAAGCAGACTAGCCACCGAGCTAAACCGTACCCTCGATAAAATCAACCTGTCTATCAATGCACACCACAAGGAAATCTTGGAGAACAAAGGGCAGGTCACGGCTGAGCAAGTGAAAAATGCCTTTCAGGGCATAGCCACTGAGCAGGAAACATTGGTCAGGTATTTTACACGTCACAACCAGGAGTTTAAGAAACGTGTAGGGATTAATCGGGAGGTGAGCACCTACCAACTATATGATATTTCACTCAAGCATCTGACAAGATTCCTCCGCAAGAAGTACAACCTGTCTGATATTCCATTCAGCTCACTGGATTTCTCATTCATTACATCCTACGACTTCTATTTGCGTGTTGAATTACAACTCAAGTCCAACACCATTTTGGGTATCACTCGCACTATGCGCAGGATGATAAAACTCGCTATTCATGATGGTATTATTACCCGTGATCCATTCGATGGTTATACCCCCGAACGACCCAAAGCAGAACAAAAATACCTTACCCGTGCCGAGTTGGATAAAATAATGACCACCCCACTGGATCATCCGAACCGATACCTTACTCGTGATATGTTTTTGTTCTCCTGTTTCACAGGCTTAGCGTTTCGGGATATGTGTAACCTGACCCGAAAGAACCTTGTTAGAGCCGATGATGGTGTCTTATGGATAATCACCAGTCGTCAGAAGACGGGAACACCCTGTTATATTCCCTTACTGGAACTTCCCTTGCAAATTATTGAGAAGTATAAAGGACTCACCAAAGATGATAAGCTACTTTTGATGTTGAGCTGTGGACGTTTGAATACCAACTTAAAGAAGATAGCCAAGCTTTGCGGAATGGATAAACGCTTGATTTTCCATATGGGACGACATACCTATGCGAGTGAGATTACACTCTCACAAGGCGTACCCATAGAGAGTGTGAGCCGTATGTTGGGACATAGGGATTTACGTTCCACACAGATTTATGCCAAGATCACCAATGACAAAATCAACGAGGATATGAAAGCCCTCGAAATTCGAATAGAAAACAAGTACCAATTAGCAAAATGAAATAACACGCAAAATGAGAATTTCAACAAAAAACTCTAAAATCGATAAAACCATGAAACAGGATAGGGAAAATAACAGCAACAATAATAACCGCAATATCAACAATAATATCAAAATCAATAATGACAACAGCCATGACAACAATATCAGAATCAATGATGATAATAATTCTGTCAACAAGAATGTCAACAAGAATGTAGACAAGAATGTAGACAACGATAACAACACATATAACAACACATATAACAACAAGAATAATGACAATCTCAATAAGAAACGGCGTAGCACCTTTACTGTTCTGTTTTATGTGAATAGAGACAAGGTTAAGCAGAATGGTTTATGTCCTGTTATGGGTAGAATAACCATAGATACAAAAGTAGCCCAATTCAGTACCAAAGTGGATGTTGATTCCACTCTTTGGAATACAAAAACAGGCAGAGCCATAGGTAAAAGCAGCCAAGCCATTTTAGTAAACCGAGCTATAGATCGCCTTACCCAAGAGATAAATAAGTTTTATACTGAGATGGTAGATAAGCAAGGCTATGTAACCGCCGAGCTAGTCAAAAATGCATTGAATGGTATCGGACGAAAACAAGAAATGTTGCTAAAGCTCTTTAATGAACACAACCAAGAGTTCAAGCTAAGGGTTGGTGTAAATAGAGTGGAAGATACTTACTCCTCTTACTTGCATTCATACCATCATCTGTTGAATTTCATAAGTCAGAAATACGGGATAGAAGATATTGCCCTTGACAAGCTCAACCTGAATTTTATTGATGCCTATGACTTCTATTTGCGTGTTGACAGGCAGATGAAGCAAAGCACGATAGTAGGTCATCTGATAATACTAAAAAAGATGATCCGCAGGGCGATTCATCAAGGAATACTCAACCGTGACCCATTTGTAAACTATATTGCAGAGCAGCCCGAAAAAATGTGCAGACACTTGAAATCGGAAGAGATAGATAAAATCATGCAGGTTCATATAGCATCCAAAAAGGTCTGCCATACACGGGATATGTTCATCTTCTGCTGTTTTACAGGCTTGTCATATTCGGATTTGAGGAATCTTTCGCAGGAACATCTGACAACGCAGGTGGACGGTAGCCTGTGGATTAGCATTAAACGGCAGAAGACGAAAGGTGAATGTAATATCCGCTTGTTGGATATACCCAAACAAATTATTGATAAATACAAAGACGATCGTAAGAGCGATAAAGTGTTCAATATGATATCACTTAATTGTATATGCAAAAACTTAGAGAAAATAGCTGTTTTGTGCGATATAGAACATATAACCTTTCATTTAGCAAGGCATAATTTTGGGACGCATATCACCCTATCGCAGGGTGTCCCTATTGAGACAGTTAGCCGAATGATGGGACACAGGTCAATAGCCACTACACAAATCTATGCCAAGATTACCAACAAAAAGGTAAACGAAGATATGAAGTTGCTTTCAGAACGAATTACCGACAAATATGCTGTCTTTGAGGATAAGACTATGCCCGTAGGCATCAAGCTTAATCAGAATTTCAAAAGGAATAAGGAAAAATAACAACAAGAACCAGTAATATCAAATAACAACAAGAAAAAAGCAAAGACCCTTATGAATGAGAACCAGATGCAATAATGGCAGGAGCTTTAAAAGCCTCTGCCATTGTCGTAAAATAAACAACCATCTGTTTACAATTACTCAATTGATTCTTGATACCCACTTTCTAACATCTTTTCAATGTCAGATTCTTTATAGAGTATTTTTCCACCTAGTTGGATATAGGCAATCCTACCTTGAGTTCTATAGTCTTGCAACGTCCTACGACTGATTTTTAGTTTTTCAGAGACTTCCTTGTCGGTCATAAACCGTTCTCCGTTCAAGTGTGGCTTATTGTTTTTTGCCAATAGGTCTATGTCATCAAGCATCTGTTTCGATGACTTGAAAAAACTCTTAATCCACTGGCTGTCTCTGGTCAATATTTCGCTGTTCATATTCGTTGATTTTAGTGTTTTTTTTCAATTTCGCATATAGTCGCCTAAATTTGAAAGCGACAAAGTATCTGATAAGGAATCATATTTTATTTCTATTCGTTTCTTTGTCGATGAGATAAAAATTCCTATTTCGTCTTGTTCCACCTCTAAGATTGCCGGTGATGCCTGTTTGCTATGCTCGTTCATATGAAGGATGATTATCCAGTATTTGCCGTTACAGTTGTGAGTAATGATAACTGAGGGATTTAGATTGACGCTTTCCCATACCCCAACAATTGCAGATGGATTATTATTTGTATTCATGGATAGCTCATTTGACAATCGTTGATTTTCGTGTCAATAGTTCAATGTCATCCGGCTTATAGTA